ATATTATAAAAACGGTGGGGAAGCATCTTCTAAAAGTAAAGGCAGTAAAATTTGTCCAGAAGGAAAAGCATGGGCAAAAAGAACTTTTGACACGTATCCTAGTGCGTATGCTAATATGGCTGCGTCTAAATACTGCAAAGACCCTAATTATGCAAAAGGCAGTAAGGGCAAAAAGAAGAAGAAGAAATAATGTTAAATAAAAGAAAAAAATCAACTGTTAAAAATGTTATACGAGGATTAAAGAAAGCTTCTCGTTTACACGCAGGACAAGCTAAAAAACTTGAAAAGGTTGTAAGCTCTGCTATTAAAAAGAAAAAGAGGAGCTAATGCCACATTACACTAAAAAATTAACCAAAATAGTCAAAGGCTTAAAGAAAGCTAGTAAAACACATGGGCAACAAGCTAAAACCTTGAATGCCATAAACAAAGATCAAAAGACAAGGTATAATTCTAATAAACATTCTGCGAAGAAAAGAAGTTGATCTCATGGGGGAACTTAAAGATTGGGTAAAACAAAATTGGGTAAGGATAGGTACAGATGGTGAAATTAAAGGTCCTTGTGGCACTTCAAAAGATAAAAAAAATCCTGATAGATGTTTACCTAAAGCTAAAGCTAAAAGTCTTACCAAAGCTGAACGAGCCAAAACAGCCAGAAAGAAAAAAAGAGAAGGTTCAAAAGGGAAAACAATCGTCCAAAACACGAAAAAAGCGAAAGTAAAAAATTTAATTGCTGGTGGTGAAGTTTTAAAACCAAAAAGAAAATTTAATGGTAAAACTAATAATAATGAAGCAGTTGCAAGAGGATGTGGAATTATTATGAGTAATAAACGAAAAAAAACTAAAGGTGCTGTAACGCAATCATAAAGGGAATAAAATGGCAGTTTCTGGATCAACCAACTTTGAATTAGACGTTACCGAATATATTGAAGAGGCATTCGAGCGTTGTGGCTTAGAAGTTCGCACAGGTTATGACCTTAAAACAGCAAAGAGATCTTTAAATATTATGTTAGCAGAATGGGCTAATAGAGGTTTAAATCAATGGACTATTGCTCAAAATACACAAACACTAGCATCTAGTGATGGAGAATATTCTTTAGGAACAAATATTATTGATGTTCTTTCTGTGTCTCTTCTTAGAGGTAGTGTTTATTATTCTTTAGAAAGAATAAGTAGAGATACATACTTATCTATTCCTAATAAATCAGCAACAGGAAGACCCACTCAGTTTTTTTTAGATAGACAAATAAATCCTAATCTTAAAATATGGCCTTTACCAGAAAATAGCACAGATGTTTTATATTATGATGCCTTAACTAGAATAGATGATTTAGATACTTTTACTAATACTTTAGATATACCATTTAGATTTTATCCATGTCTAGCTGCTGGTTTAGCGTATTATATAGCTATAAAAAGAGCACCTGATAGAATACAAATGTTAAAAGCTGTTTATGAAGAAGAGTTTCAAAGAGCTATTGCAGAAGATAGAGATAGAGCCTCTGTAACGATTAGCCCAGCGTTAGGAGACTATAGAATTGTCTAAATTTGCGTCAGGTAAGTATGCTTATGGAATATCAGATAGATCTGGTTTCCGTTACCGTTTGCGTGATATGCGAAAAGAATGGAATGGTTTGCTAGTTGGTAAAGATGAATGGGAAGAGAAACATCCTCAATTGCATCCATTAAGATCAAGAGCAGATAGACAAGCTTTAAGAGATCCTAGACCAGAGACTAATTTAAAAGAAGAAAGGGTTATCCAATATGGTTTTAATCCTGTTGGTTTTTCTGACCCTTTTAATTTTTTTGATAGTAATAATCTTGTTGCCACTGCTAGTGTTGGCTCTGTCACTTTAGGTGGAGATATTTTTAGTTCAGAGGCTGAAGAAGAAACGCAGTCAGATAGTTTGCCAAGAGCCACTTTGACTGGTTTAGGTATGGCTGGAGGAGTAGGATCTGTTACCATATCCACTACTGGTACAAGTCTAGCTGCCACCTACACTGTAACGGTAGCGTCTTATTATGGTTCGAATTATTTTTATATAGACGGCTCACGAGCAGCAACTTTAAGCTTATCTGAGGGAAGCACATATAAATTTGACCAGTCAGACTCTTCTAATTCAACTCATCCATTAAGATTTTCAACCACCTCTGACGGCACTCATAATAGTGGTAGTGAATACACAACAGGTGTAACAACAAACGGAACACCAGGTTCTTCTGGAGCATATACACAAATTGAAGTAGCTTCTGGTGCTCCTACGTTGTATTATTACTGTACAAACCATAGTGGTATGGGAGGACAGATAAACACATGACATTTATAAATTATACGGTGAAAACATGAGTTTTACTTATTCTACTTTAAAAACAGCTTTACAAGATTATACTCAAAATGATGAAACTTCTTTTGTTACAAATCTCCCTACGTTTATAAGATTAGCAGAAGAAAGAATATTTAAATCCGTTCAATTAAATATTTTTCAAAGGAATGTTTCTGGTGTAATGACTTCAAGCAATCAATATCTTGCGGTGCCTTCTGACTTTTTAGCACCATTTTCTTTAAATTTAACTAACAGTAGTAGTGTTGAATATTTACAATTTAAAGAATTAGAATTTATTCAATCTTTTAATCCTAATTCTTCCACTACAGGAACTCCAAGATATTATGCTCAATTTGACATAGATAATTTTATATTATCTCCTACTCCTGATAGCGGTTACACGACAACATTAAGTTATTTTTATAGACCAACAAGTATTACTAGTGGTGTAGAATCAGGAACAACTTGGTTGAGTGAAAATGCTGAAATAGCTTTACTTTACGCATCTTTAATAGAATGTTATACTTATATGAAAGGTGAGCAAGATGTTATGCAAATGTATAATGTAAGGCTTGGTGAATCTCTTCAAAGGTTAAAGAATTTAGGAGAAGCACAAGAAGTCACAGATGAGTACACATTAGGACAAATCAGAAAGGCTAAAACGTAATGTATACAGAATCAATAGCATTAAGTGTAGGCTCTGTAGGAGTGAAAACAACTGATAATAGAGGATTCACACCAGAAGAAACGGCTGAAAGATGTGTTAATAAAATTATAGGAATATCTGATAATGCACATCCAGCGATTAGAGATCAAGCTTATGCTTACAGAAAAGAAATGGAAAAAATAATTGCAATTTATATGCGACAGGCTATTAAGAGTGATAGGACTACAGTATATAACGCTATTAAAGATTCTGGAAACCCGAAACTAGCTGAATATATAAGGAGAATGTAATGGCTTTTACTGGAAACTTTCTGTGTACATCCTTTAAAAAGGAACTTATGACAGGAACTCACAACTTCACTGCAACAACAGGAAACACTTTTAATATTGCTCTATATGATAATAGTGCAAGTTTTACAGCAGCAACAACTGCATATACATCAAGTAACGAAATATCAGGTACTAATTACAGTGCAAAAGGTCAGGCTTTAAACCCTGTAACTCCCACAACAAGTGGTACCACTGCATTAGTTGACTTTGCTGATGAGGTTTTTAGCACAGTAACAATATCATCTGTAAGAGGTGGATTAATTTTTAATGACACGGCAACAGGAGATCCTTCTGTAGCAGTCTTAGATTTTGGTGCGGATAAAGCAGCGAGTTCTGGAGACTTTACAATTGTTTTTCCAACAGCAGATGCGAGTAATGCGATTATTAGGATAGCTTAATGACCAACAATGTAGCAGCGTTTAAGGGGTGGAGTAGTTCTGTTACCGCCTGGAATGATGGTGCATGGAATGTTGACCAAGCTTTTACCCTAACATCAACAGCGTCTGTTGGACAGGCTGTTTTAGAGGGTGATGCTATAATAGCTGTTACAGGTGTTTCTGGAACAGCAAGTGTTAATGAAGTATTTACAACGAACAATGGATTAAGTTCTACTGCATCTATAGGAACGGTAACAACAACAAGAGGAGATAACGCCTCTGTTACAGGTGTGGGTGCAACGGCTGCGTTAGGAAATGTATTTACTACTAATGTAGGTCTTGCAGGAACAACAAGTATAAACGATGTTACCATAACAGGAACGGCTATTGTTACTGTTACAGGAGTAAGTGCAACGGCTAGTATAGGAAGTCTAAAAACCATATGGGGTGAAATTATACCTAGCCAAACGTCTAATTTTAGTGCAATATCACCAAGTCAGTCGCCCTCATGGACGAACATAGCAGCATAAGGAAGAAGTATGAGTACATATGTAAACAACCTTAGATTAGAAGAGATTGGTTCTGGGGAAGCTTCAGGCACATGGGGTACTAAAACCAATACAAATTTAGAACTTATTGGAGAAGCGTTAGGTTTCGGAACAGAAGCCATTACCACAAACGCTGATACACATACGAGTACAATTGCAGACGCTAGTGCTGATGAAGCAAGGGCATTATATATAAAGTATACTGGCACGTTAGACTCTGCCTGTACAATCACTATTGGTCCTAACACAATGAAACGTGTTCATATTATTGAAAACGGCACGAGTGGTTCTCAAAACATACTTATTAGTCAAGGATCTGGGGATAATGTGACGATAGCTCCTGGCACAACTAAAGTTGTTTACTTAGATGGGGCTGGGTCTGGAGCAGCGGTTGTTGATGCTTTTGCTTCTTTGAGTGTAGTGGATTTAAAAATTGATGACGATTTATCTGTATCGGATGATCTTCTTCTTACTTCAGACAGTGCTATTGTAAAGTTTGGTGCAGACGCAGATACCACCATTACGCATACAGATGGCACAGGTCTTACTCTTAACAGCACTAACAAACTTACGTTTGGTGATGTTGCAAGTTTTATTCAACAAAGCACTGATGGCACACTACGGATTGATGGCGAAGCAATTATTGATCTTAACGCTAGCACAAGAGTAGATGTTTCTGGTGATTTAAAAGTTGGTGGTGAGGTTCAAGTAACGAATATTGGTTACACTGACGGTGATAATGCTATTGTTATTGCTGATGGAGGTGGGATTACAGCTTCTGTAAGCGTTAATATTGCAGGAGATGGAGCGACAGTTACAGGAATTAAAGATGAAGACGACATGAGTAGTAATTCAAATGTAAAATTAGCCACACAACAATCTATTAAAGCATATGCCGATACGAAGGCATCAACTGGAAAAGCTATAGCTATGGCTATCGTATTCGGATAACAAGGAGTAAAACATGGCACATCCCAATATAGTCAATGTATCGAGCATTCACGCACAGTCCATAGGATTTAATTTATCGAGTACGGCAACGACCACGCTGTTCACGGTTGGTGATGATCGAGTTTTAAAAATAAATACAATTATGGTTGCAAACGTGGATGGTACAAATGCAGCAACAGTTGATTTGTTTGTTACAAAAGCTCAAGTCGATACGGAAGATGACGCACTGGTAGGAGCGTTTACTACAAACATAGACATCACTGGAAGTTTTTACTTAGCTAAAACAATCAGTGTTCCTGCTGACGCTACCCTCGTTCTACTATCCTCACCCATATATTTATGCGAGGGCGATATTCTCAAAGGTGGAGCAAACGCAGCGAGTGACTTGGATTTGTTTGTCTCTTATGAACTAATTAATGATGCCTAATGAAAGTTGACAGATGGCTAAATTTAACAAGGGTGGATTAGTAGGCGGCTTTGACACTATTAGATTTGATACTCCTAGTTTTTCAGGAGTATGGAGTTTAGAAGCACAGGGTCAGGCTGTAAAAGCGGACACATGGGAATCTCCTCCTTTTGGTTATGCAGGGGCATCAACTGTTGCGTTTTTCGCAGGTGGTTTGTTTCAAAATACTGGAGATGCAGCAGACAATCGAAATGTAATAGAGTTTGTTAATATAGCATCTACTGGAAATGGTAGTGATTATGGGGACTTAACAACAGGGCGTTCACAATTTATGAATGGAACAGTTGCAAGTACAACAAGAGGACTTTTTGCAGGGGGTTCTAGACCCAGTGGAACACATTTGAATACAATAGATTTTATTACGATGGCCTCTAAAGCTAATGCAACTGATTTTGGAGATTTAACAACAACCAAAAAACGTGGTTCTGCTTTTTCTAGTAGCACAAGGGGGGTATATGCAAATGGACAAGTATCAAATGGCTCGGCTACAATAAATGTAATAGAGTATGTTACGATTGCAAATACAGGTAACGGAACTGACTTTGGGGATACATCAGCAGGAGGCATCAATGGTGCAGGATTAGCTAGTACTACAAGAGGTGTATTTCGTCTTGGTACATCTGTTACTGATGACACTATAGAATATGTAACAATAGCAAATACTGGCAATTCTACAGATTTTGGAAATTTATCGGTTGGTAGGGAACTTTTAACAACTGCAGAAAGTGCTACTAAAGGTATATTTGCAGGGGGGTATGGTTCAGCCGCATCAAATGTAATAGATATCATCACTATAGCTTCAACAGGCAATGCCTCAGACTTCGGAGATTTAACTGTAACTCGTTATCAATTTGCAGGAACTTCTAGTACAGTAAGGGGAGTGTTTGCAAGTGGGGAATTTAGTGGTGGATTTAGTGATACAATAGATTATATAACAATAGCTTCGGCAGGGAATGCAACTGATTTTGGGAATTTAACAGAAGGTAAAATGGAAATAGCTGCTTGTTCTAGTGCAACAGCGTCAGGAGCAGGGTAATGGCTAAATACACAGGTGGGTTTATAACAAAGACTGAAGTAATACCTACATTAAGTGCAGCCGTTGGCGTGTGGTCAATTCAAGAAGCATTGATGTATCAAAAAGCAGGTATATATCCTGTTCCCCCTTTTGCTTATGCAGGGGCATCGACTGTTGGGTTCTTTGCTGGTGGTACAAATTCAGGTGGTACAGACCAAAATGTTATTGATTTTGTTAACATAGCAACGACAGGTAACGCTAGTGATTATGGGGACTTAACTGTTACTAGAGATAAATTATTTGCAGGCACAATTGCAAATACAACAAGAGGTGTCTTTGCAGGAGGAGATATAGATAATACAAAGCAAGATGTAATTGAATTTATTACAATGACCTCTCAGGCTAATGCAACTGATTTTGGAAATCTATCCGCAGCAAAAGCAGGAGGAGCAGCGTTCTCAAGTAGTACGAGAGGTGTCTTTGCAGCAGGACAAGATGGCTCTGGAAGAGTTAATGTAATTGAATACATTACAATCGCAAACACTGGGAATGGAACAGACTTTGGAGATACAAGTGCTACTGCTGCACAAGGTTCAGGTCTTTCAAGCACAACAAGAGGCGTTATTGCATTGGGAAATACAGGAAGTGCTTCAGACACTATGGAATTTGTAACTATTGCAAACACTGGTAATACCACAGACTTTGGTAATCTTACTGTTGCAAGAAGTAATCTAACAGGTGCTTTAGCCAGTGCAACAAGAGGTGTTTTTGCAGGTGGGTATGGGGCTTCCCCTTCAGACGTAATGGACTACATAACTATAGCATCCGCAGGTAATGCAACTGACTTCGGTAATCTTGTTGCAACATCCTATGGGCTTGCAGGAGCAGAAAGCACAACAAGAGGAGTATTTGGTGGAGGTGAGGACGCAGGTGCTGCTTACAATATAATTCAATATATCACGATTGGCAGTACTGGCAATACCACAGATTTTGGCGATTTAAGCGTTGGACGACATGAACTTGGTGGTTGTTCTAGTGCAACAGCGTCAGGAGCAGGGTAAAACTTTTAAGGAGAATATAGATGGCACATAAAGTAGTGAAATATAGATTAGAGGCAGATGGTACAATACCTACTTTTTTAAAGTTTGGTGTGGCTCAAGGAACAGGTGGGATGTATCCCGTTAAGGATAGTACAGCAAGCCCGAGAGATTATGTTATGCTTGGTATAGCCGATGATGGTGTAGATATATCAACAGCCGTTGGGGAAATTGCAAGTAAAAATGACTTAACAACATACCTTACAAGTGTAAGTGATGGCAATGGTTGGAAGCAACTTGGTAGTGATGGAGAAGAAGAAGACTTTGTACCTGCAACTGCAGCAACTAAAATATGGGATGATTTGGATACATTGAATGGGTAAAATTATGAAGAATAAACTTGTTGTAAAAAATATAGAAACGGCACTAGTGGATGCAAAGCCAGAATACAAATCTATGTTAACAAACATAGATAAAAAAATGCCTGAAATTCAACAAGCATCCTCTAATTTTTATAAGTCGCACTCACAGTTTATGGGAGTTACATTAGATGTAACAGCAATAACTCCTATTCGTTCTATTAAGCATACGTTAGCTGAAATAGATAAAACAAAAAGTGCGTTGCAAGAAGCCCACATAAATATGCAAAAGAAAGCGGTTAAATTAAAAAAGAAACAACGTAAGCTACAGAAATGCACAGATGATTTAGATCGAGAAATGTTGGAGATAGAAATATTAGAACTTCAAACACACTCTGCTAATGCACAAAACTCTGTTCAAGGAGCTATTCGTAAGATGAACTTCTTTGTTAATCAGTATGAAAGTTTATTAAAGCATTTAGGTGTAGATGAAGTAACTGAGGAAATGTATGAAGTAGAAGAAAATAGATACCACATTATGACAGCCATGAAGCAGGCACTTATATCTGCTCGTCCTCGTGGGGGATTAATAGATGAGGGTAATCAAATATATATGTTTGACTTGGGTATTAGTGGAGCACAGGCACAAGCAGAAGTGCTCGCTTATTTAAACTTTGAGAATGGATTAATTAAGGATGGGAAAGCTCCAACACATGAACATACTATGCTGTGGTTAGAAGCGTGTGCAGATAAGTTTGCAAATGATCCACAGAAGTTTGCAGAGCGTAGAGGGTTTAAAATTTTAGATAGTCAGTCATTAACAAACACTCCTAAACTAACGGTGGCAGCAGAATG